CGTCCTGCATCCGAATCATGCCCTTGCCAAACGCGGCGCCCTCGATACCAGCCAACTTTGCCGCGTGTTGCAATCCGCCGAGCTTCTCCGTCGTCATAGAAAGCGTGCGGGCCAGCTTGGCCGTCTGGTCGATGGCCTCCATTGTACTGCGCACATAGCCGACAGCCGATCGGAGTGCCATCGCCGCCATTGCAACACCCATTGCGATAACGGCTGTTCGTAGGCTGATAAACGCGGTAGCGAGGCCGCGAGTCGCACCGCCGACTTTCTGCGAGAACCGCTTGGCAGCCATCTCGCCACGCTTGAAGCCAGCCGTCAGCGGTGCGGTGTTGACGTTCGTTAGAATGTCGAGTTTTGCGACGACTGCCATATTAGGTGATATCCTTCCAACCGCTCAGGTTGCGTGCAATCTGCTGCCATGTCATTTCAGGTTCGACGTGCGACGGCATAAAATCGGTAGCCTCGACCTGCTGCCCAGGCTTGGAAAAACAACTAACAATCGCCGCCGTCCTAATCCCATGCAGCACTTCGTTCCACCGAGGCCCAAACGGTTCAATCATTTCGTAGGCCATCCACTCGGATATTTGCCGAGAGTCCAACCGATCACGTAGTTCGTCTGGATGCGCCGCGCTCCCAACTCCGCACACACACAACCGGAAGAGGAGCAATTCCTCCGGTTGTGACCTTAGTTTTTTTCCAACTCCTCCACGTCGGACTGCGTGAATCCGTTGATGGAACATGCCTTCTCGAACAATCGCTCGACGATGCCAGCCGGCAAATCCATGAGCGATTGGATGTCGTCGTCGCCAAACATCCGAACGCCGGCCTCGTCGGTAATCGACCGAACCAGCACGGCACCACGAAACATGCCCGGATCAGACAGTGCGGTTCCTTCCACGCTAAACCGCTTCTCGATCTCCGACCGCTCCCAGCCCGACATGACTCGCAAGTACAATACGGAGTCATCACCCAACTCGGGGATCGGTATGGCTTCAATAGGTTTTGGCACGGCCAACAAAGCCGCCTTGTCAACGCATCGCATGGATAACGCTCCTTGGTGTTAGGTGGTCGGGAAGCCCGGCCAGCCGGTGACTTTGATTCCGACGGCTCGCCGGATCATCGAATCCTTTTCCAGTTCTCGTCCCATCGACTTGACGTAGCCCTCGAACGTCTCGGCGGTTGCCGTCGCCGAGGGGAAAGTTACTTTCCAGTCCTGATTGTCCCCAGACTTGTAAAGCGTTCCGAGTTGTTTGGAAGTTGCGTCAGTCGATCCGTAGCTCAATGTCAATGTCATTTCGCCCGGATCGACTTGGCCGCGTGCATACGACTTGAAGTTACGCAAGTCGCTGTCCGTGCTGTTGTCGATCGTGGACGTGTCGATGTCGTCTGCCGTCCCATCCGGCCCAGGTGCCGAGATCAGCCCGGCGAGCACGGTGTAGGTCGTGGTGCTGGCTGTCGTCGCCTTCATCGAGATCGTTGTTCCGAACCCAATCATTTTTTTAGTTGATGCCATAGGTATCTCCTTATGTGCTGTCGTTGAAAATGTGGAGTCGCAAGGCCGCAACGTGTTCGCCGGAATCGGCACCTACGCCGCCAGGAATATAATCGTCGCTGTGGTCTTCGACAAAAACGCCTTGAACGGAAAACAAAGACGACCCCATCAAGCCGCTTTTGCCGTTGAGTTGCCCGCGCACGACCTTGGATATTTGCTGCGCCGTTGCGAGGTCGTCGTCGATCACCTCTAAGTCCCAATAGGATTCGCACAGTCCGACGCAGCCTGATAAATCCACCTCCTCGGATTCATCGCTACGGATATACCAGATACGCGGATGCCGGTTTGCCGCAACTGTCGATTGGCTCTCCGTGGCGCATTCACACCGACCCGGCCCGGCCACCGTCGGAAACACTCCAACGACTGCGGTACTGCCGACGATTGCGGATCGGATCGCTTGCGCTAGATCAGCCATGTTTAGCCATCTGTTCGATGTTGTGGGTGATGCGTGCAATCATAACTTTTGCGGCGATCGGTCCAACTGACTTCGCCGCCTCTTCGAGGAAGTGCTTGCCCTCGATAGGCGTGCGGTTCTCACCGCCTCGCTTGCCAGCCGAATAGCCGAACTCCTGAAATGCCCCATAGAACGTCTCGCCCGTGTACCAGCCCTCCCCTACGGTCGTTCGTATGCCAATCTGGTTGCGGCGTCGTTTTACTGATTTTGTTTTGATGTTCCTGCGAAGTGCTCCGGTATCGGCGGGGGCGTTGCGACGTGCTTGGGCTGTGATGATCTTCTGGCCAGCGCGCAAGCCAGGCCGGATAGCCCTACCAATTTGCGACTTGCTAAGCCGATTTAGTTTGCGAATCAATTCGCGGTCGCCTTTCAGCGTGATGGTTAGCCCTTTCGCCATTACGCTTCCTCCTCGCAGAGCAACTCTAGCCAGCGGTCGCGTTCCTCGGTGTTTTTTACACTGAGCACATTGAGGTATCGACTCCCGTATTTCAGCCGCGCCCGTGGCGTCACCGTCGTTGTGTGGTGCATGTCCACTTGATGCGTTGTCGTTTCATGCACTTGCCTTGCCATTGTCAACTCGCGTCCTGAGAGAGGCATGATCGCCGCTTGTACCGTCTCCACTGTCGCAAAGGCACGTTGCGATTGGCCATAGTCGTCGGCCGACGTTGTGCCGGATAACGTTTGGATTTCAACCGTATGGCGCAATGATCGCAATCTCATTGGTAGTATCCGTAGTCATTCCCGCCCAACAGTGAATCAATCGCCGCTTCCTGTTTCTGCTCGTCAATTCGTTCCGGGTCCCATAGGTGCTCCAGCTTCAGCTTCACCGCTGCTTTGAGCGTGCCCGGTATCGTGGTCGGTGTCGTGGATCCGGCCACGTATCGAACCGTCACCGCATTGGGCACGTCTCTCGCTGTCGGCCACGAAAGGGCATAGGCCGGCGTGACATAGCCGGGCCGCTCGCCCGTGACGACCTGCGTCCATGACGTGCTACTCGCCGTGCTTCCGAGTGTCGATCCATAGGTTGTCAACCCGCCCGTCGAGTTGTAATACTTGATCCACTGCACGTTTTGGAGCGGTGGATAAGGTATCTCGATTCGGTCGTCGTTGCCGTCATCGGGGAAACCGTTGAGAATCAGATCGTAGGTGGCTTGGCAAAATTGACGCCGACCTACAATGCGCCGCTGGCAGTAGTCGACGGCCTCGTCTAGCTTGCGAGCAAGCTCGTCGTTGTAGGTGTCCGAAGTGAGGTAGAGGTGATCCTTCGCCTCTTGCATCGAGATCGGCGTTGTCGTCGGAAGTGTAATCAGTTTGGATTCCATGATTTAGCTCTGGTGAAACCACTGGCTCCAGTATTCCCGCGTGTCCTCGAGCGCACCCGTCAGGTATGCCGCCTCCGTCGCTGCTTGGTCGCGTCGTTGCTCAGCCTGTGCGATTCGCTGCTGTAACTCGGCCGCTCTTGCGTGGCTCTTCGCCGCGAGGTCAGACACTCCATCGTCGAACGCATACAGCCCACACGTCTTCAGTAGATCGGCCTGGGGCGGGATTATCACTTCGATACCACGCCCGGCCGCGATGCCCAGGAAGTATTCGCAACTCGGCCGTTGTGCGCGGTACTCGGCGGACTGGGCCATGTCAACACCCCACACGCCGATCGTGTCGGGTTTCATCGCAATCGCCAACGCGATCATGTAGCTAACGCTGTTCGTAAAGTACGTGCCGAACTGGTTGATTATCTCTTGCAGGGGATAGGCCGCCGACGCCTGAATGTCGGGATGCGTTTCCCGCATGAGGATCGGCTTCTCTGGTAAACAGCGTGCGAGCCATTCCCAATAGGGAATCCGCTGTTGAACGAGTGCGGGGTCGTGTAGTTCAAACTGCACGTCGTATCGAGGCGCTTGCTTGGCAAGCACCAGATCACTCAACGTCCAGATTTGCCAGCTACCATCGTGGTAGGGCGCCAGCCCCAAAGAGGATGACGCCTTTCCCACGATGGCAATCTTCTTCTGCTCCGGCATCGGGCAGGGCATTACAATTGCCATCGTCGTGTCCCTTCAGATTAGGTGGAGCCATAGGTGATAGTTGTAACTTGCGCCGTGCTATTGAGGATCGACTGCCAGTTGGTCGCGCTTGTCGCAATCAGTTCGACGCTGTAAAGGTCGGAGTTTGCCGCAAAAGTGATCTTGCGGCTTGTTCCCCAATTCAGCGTGCAAAGGCTGGAACAGGCAACCGTCACCCCGCCGGTAGAACTCCGGCAGATTAGCGTTTTCCGCACGCCAGCCGCAGGCGGTTTTAGCAGCGTGTAGGCTCTCGCGCCGGCCGAGGTCGATCCGATGCAACTGATGCCGTAGGCATTCAGTGCTCCGGCCGAGGTCTTCGTTTGCACCAATTCGCGGATCTGCCCATCGCTACTATTAGTGATGGTTCCCGTGTTGGTAATGGCCCCCGTGTTGGCGAGCGTGCCGCCGTTGGTCAGGGTGCCGCCCGCTTCGAGCGTCAACGCACCGCCGCTCGAAACGATCATGGTGTTGCCGCCGTCCTTACGGTACACCTTTGGAAGGTAAGTCGCGTCTGCCATTTCATTCTCCGTTGGTTGCCGCGAAGGCGACGGGCAGGCATAGCGCCCGCCGCCCCGCGTAGTCACTCAGGACACGGTGAAAACTAGGTGCTGGTCGAGTCCATCGCCACGGTCACCTTGCACGCCGCCGCAGTGGCAGCCGCAAGCGTGGTACTGTCGCCAGCCGGCTCCACTCGCGGATCGTACTGTTGGGCAATCACGCCCTGTAGGAGCAGCATTTCTTTCTTCACGCACAACGCGCGAAGATAGCGATGCTGCGGATAGTACACGTCGATCGACGCGAGCCGCGCATCGTCGGCCGTGGTGCTATTGGTCACGGTCACGGCTGCACCGCTGATTGCCGCGTAGCTTGCGGCGGCGGTCGTGCTGGCATCGGCTGCCACGATCGTCAAGGCCGCCGTTCCCGTTGATGCTCCGGTGCTCTTGAACAGGAACGTGAACATGCAGCCATTGTAGTTGGCCATATCCACGTAGTCGCTGTAGAGCGTGCTGTTGGCCGTGGTGGTTGTGACACCATAGACGGCCGTCTGCTTGATCCCTTTGGAAAGTTGCTGAGCCATTATTAAGGTCTCGCTTTCTTTGTTGGTGTTGTGATGTTAGCCGAGCGTCACGCGAACCACGGCCTCTTCTTTGACGGGAGCACCGTCCGAATTCGCCCGCATGACGAATAGGTCTTGGTTCGTTCGGACGAGGAGTTCCTCGGCCCGGACGATCTCCATGTCGAGCGAATCGACGATCCAGTAGGCTTCGCGGAAGTCACCGAACATGGCGGTGTAAAGGCCCGTCGTGAAAGTGTTCGGCGCGTACTCCGAGAGCCGCACGGGGAAGTTAAGCAATCGCTCCGGCTCGCCGGCAACCACACTGTCTTGCAACAGATAGCGGCCGTTACCGTCCTTGAGTTTGGCGATTTGCTGCATTCCGTCGCGGTGCATGATCCACTGCGCCGATGTCCAGTACGCTTGCTTTAGCGTATACTTGGCCGCCTTCAGGCCGTCGAAGGTCATGGAGGTGCCCGTGTTTCCGGTGGAAACATCGCGGCCCGTGGAAATGCCATCGTCGCTGGCGGTGAAGATACCGAGCGGCTGTTGCACGCCGGTTCCGGTCATGTAGGCGTTTTCCATCGCCTCGGCACATACCCGAGCCAACTCCTCACGCACTATCGACTGGGCGTTCGGAACCTTGCGGAGCAAGACCTTACTGACAACGATTTCCTTGGCGAGTGGGTGCGGGGTCAATGCCCGCTTGCCAAAGGCCAGCGTAGAATCCCGACTCGGCTTGCCGAGTTCCGAGGTCCATTCCGCTGCCGACATGCGATCCGTGAGCGCCGCCGCTCCAAGACTGTCGGTGCCGGGGATCGGCGGGAGAACGCGCGCCATTTGACGGAAGATCGTCGCGTCGGTCACGTTCTTGATTAACTCGGTGACAAACGTCTCGGGGGCGTACAGATAGCCGCCGGCGGTTCCTGTGCCGGCGCTCAATGCACGCTGCTCGTCGGCATTGACATTGCCCCGCAGATACGAGTCGAACGCCGTGCGGTACTCCACAGTGTCGCACGGCCGGCCGTAGGTCGTTCGCTCCTCGGGCTTCTCTGCCTTCTTGGCTTCGTCCAGCTTGCGGAGTTCGAGTTCCGCCTCGGCCACCTCCAACTCGTTGCGGCGTTCGGCGTCCTCAATCTCAACCCGCTTGGTCTCGGCGTCTGCCCAGGCCTTGTCCCACGCGGATCGCTCCTCGGTGTTGATGGCGCGCTTTTCGGCGTCCGCCTTGTTCAGAATGGCCCGAGCATCCGTAAGGATTTTGTGCCGGGCTTGTCGCATTTCTGCCGTGTTGATCGCCATATTGATACTCCTCGTGGTTTAGGTACCACGGGAACACCAATAAAAAAGGGCGGCTCGCGTGGTACATGGATACCGTGCAAGCCGCCCGCTACGCGAACAGACTCGTCAGAAGGGCTTCGGCAACGCCGTCGCAAATTTCAGTTTCACGCTCTATTGTAATTTTCGCATTCAGAAAGTCAACACCACTAATTAAACGGCCGAGTCGAGCAATTTGTGCAAAACCTCATTGTCGGCCTCGGGCGGCTTCTCCTCTTCCTCGGCCTTGCGGTGCTCCTCTAGGCTACGCATGGCCACGGTGCCCACGGTCTGGCGGTAGGCTGGGTAAGCCGTTAGGGTGATGGCGCGCAGCGCGGCGGACGACACCTGACGTATCGTGTCCGCTCCCTTGCCAATCCATTTGGACTTGGCCCCGCTAAACTCAATCGAAACTCCATCGAGCAGGCCCTCTCGCACCTCCTGCGCGGTGTCCCTGCCGAGCGTGGTGTCCGGCAGGGACATTGCGAATCGTAACCCCTCCGGACTGTCTGACAGTTCTAGCGTTTGTTTCGACCGACGGGCCAGCTTCTTGCCCGAGTCGTGTTCCACGTCGCCGAACACGTCCCGGGTGCCCGTGAGCGTATCGGCGAAGGCACCCGGCGAAAACATCTCGCGGAAGCCGCCCAGGTCTTCCGACGTTTGGCTGTAGGGCACGGCCAACCCGCTGATGCGTGGCTTCCCATCCACTTCCTCTACCCGCAATTCCTGCTTGTCGTGGCAGACAAGGCGTTTTTCAAGTTCCATTCTATTCCCCTTTCGTGAGTTGATTTACGATTTCTTCGGCCGTCGGCCACTTGCCGACTTCGGTTGATACTCGGTCGGTCAGTTCTTTCGCTGTCGTGTGGCCGGTCAGGTCGAGTAGCGACTCAAACACGATCGAACACCGATTCTCCCACACGGCCGGCGAATCGTTCACATGCACGTTCAGCGACTTCACGGCCCGCATTGCGGGGATAAGCCCATCGGCCCACTTGCGGGGCCAGTGTTTGCGATATTCCTCCAGCCACGGAATAAACGAGTCCGCACGCATGGCCGCCTTGCGGATCGTTCCCGCCTCCTTGTCAATCATTCGATCCACGGCCTGAACCAATGCCGTCCGCGCCGCCGCTTCAATCGTTCCGTCCACGTCGCCCTCCTCCGTCGGATCGTCTGGATTTTCGGCCGGTGCCTGTGGTATCATCGGCGCCGGTTCCGGTGTTGGCTCGGTCAGTTTTTTCGCCGCCTGCATATTCGACGGCACCATGTAAACGTCGCCATCCTCGCCCATGCTGTTGAGGTTCTCGCGCTGCCGTACTTGGTTGCGATTCAACCATCCCCACTGGATGCCCTTCGCGTAGGCGGCATAGCGTGCAGCGATGTTGCCGCGCAAGAGCCCATCGACGTTGTGCTCGAAGAATAGCCGCTCTGCTTCTGTCGGGGTCAATAGCTGCCGATCGGCCTCTTGCTCTACCATCTCCAACCACGGTAGCAGTCCCTCGTACCATTCGAGTTGCTGCTCCTCGATATTCGAGAACGTCGCCCGCTCCAAGTCCATTAGTTTGTGAGGAGGCACGCCAAACCATCGAGCCACCTCCGTCACGTAAAACTTTCGGCTCTCAAGGAACTGTGCATCGTTCAGCGGCATCCCAAGCGTTTTGGCCTCCATGCCGTTCTGTAGCACCGCCATTTTTCGCTTTGATCCGCCGTGCGACTTCTCCCAGTTCTTGCGGAACTCCTCGCCATCGACACGGCCTGGGGCGGTAATCACAAAATACGGTTGGGCACCGCCAGCGTAGAATCCCGACCCAAACTGCTGAGCCGCCAGCGACTCGCCAAGTTGCTCCTGCGCATGGGCACGGCCGATGATCGACTCCCCGTCATGCGTGGTCAATTCCATGACCTCGTGGCCCATAAGCGTCTGTGTGTTCGATGCAAACGGCGGGCGCGGAAACATGTCCGTATTTTGTACGCGGCTCACGTCGTACATAAGCCCGCCGGCTAATCGCGACCTGCCAACGTCTCCCGTCCGCATTGGCCACAGTCCGACAACCTGCCCGCGTCCGTCGCGCTCAATGTAAGTGTAATGTCGCCCGTAGAGTAGTGTGTAGAGAATCGTGGACTGTCGATAAAAGAAGGCCGTCATTTCGGGATTAGGCCGACTGTGCAACAACCGAAATGCCGGATGCTTGCGAGCCGGTTCCTTGTCGCCCTTCTCGTTGACTCGCTCGTACACCATGAGGGGTAGACTTGCAATCGTCGAGGAAATCAGTGTGATGGCCCGGTAGACCGCCGACAGCGTTTGGGCACCCTCGACCGTTACTTCGACGCCGGCCGACGTTGTTGACGATGCGCCAAACACTCGGTTTAGCGTAGAGTCCTGCCCAACGCCCGCGCCGGTTATAACCTTCACCGTGCGCGGCTCCAGTCCGAATATCTTTGAAAGCATGATTAGCTCCACTGGTGAAAGAGTCCGACCAACAATAAACAGCCAACGACAATCAATGCCGCCGCCGGATGCAACCACCAACAGCCGACGCCAATTGATGCCAACGCTGCCACGGCGATCACGTCTCGTACAATCTCAGCCACGTTTTACTCCGATCACAAGTAGACTATTGTCCCCGCAATGCTCTGCTGCATCAACATGGAATCCGGCCGCCCTAATCTCCATGTCAATTTTGAGGTAGTGGCCGACCCTCACTGGGCCGTCATCAGCCAGGCCGAACGTCCATAGATGTGGCTCCTGTGCCGGGTTCTCGTAGCCACCAGCACGCCACCTATCACATGTCCACGCCGGTACGTGAGCAATTAGATAACCGTCCGGTTCCATCATCGCGTACATGGCTCGCAGGATACCGCGAACGTCTTTGCAATGTTCTAGTGTGTGACTCGTGAAAATCACATCGACCTTGCCTTGTACGTTATCCAGCGACTTACACTCCGCCTTCAGATCCACGACGGTTGCCCCCAGCCCAAGCGGACCATCCGCCCCGCCAAAGTCCACGACACGTTTCCCAGCACATAGCCGCAAGATGTCGAGTTTGTGTCGGTCGATTCCCTGCCATCGCCACACACCGAGCGCGGCCCGTGCCTCTGGGCTATGGCGCAGTCGCCATGATTCCGTTCTGTTTTTGGCGTCGTTAAGATACATGCACGGCCTCCAGTACGTCGGACGGATACAGAGTCACGTCGGCCGGCAACGCACGCCGAGCCATCTTGCCGAGAATCATATCACGTTGCATCCAGCCAACCCCCGTCCCCGGCGACTTCAAACACACGTCCGACTCTGTTATCACTTCGCCAGGCCGTATGGCGCGAACCGTGACGAGTGACCGGCCCAGCTTCGATCGTGCTAGTGCGTAGGCTTCCGCGAATCGTTCGACCGTGTGGGCTTGCATCATCGCTTCCACCTCGCGGATTTTCGCAACCTGCCGCCGCAGTCCGTCCGGCTCCAGGCTGCCCGCGTGGTCCGTCCCCTTCATTGCACGCGAAAGCGTAATATGCTTTTCGACGACGCACGCACCGAGGGCCACGCCGCAGATGCCAGCAGTGATCCCCGCCGTGTGATCGCTCAGCCCTACCAGCACGTCGTGTTGTTCCCGCCACTCCGGTATCCGCCGCAGGTAGACATGCTCATTAGGTGTTGGGTATTCGGATGTGCAAACCATGAGGACTAGACGGTCGTGGTGGTTTAGTATCGTGGCCTTCGCCGCCCGAATCTCGGCGTCCGTCGCCATGCCAGCGGATAGCATGATCGGCTTGCCGAGACGTGCCACGTAATCCAATAGCGGCAGATTGTTGAGGTCACGGCTTGCGATCTTGTAGAGCGGCGGATTGATCGCGGCCTCAATGTCGTCCACGCTTTGCCGGTCGCACGCCGTTGCAAACAGAACTTCCGGCCACTGGTTATATCGCATCCGGTCTTTGAGGTGTGCGTATTCGGCCGCCGTCAACTCCAACGCCTCGCGGTGCTCGCCGTAGGTCGTGCCAAACGACTGCTGCCCGGTGTAGGGTTTGCGGTATTCGGCCGCCGTCAACTCGCTTGGGATGTGCCGCTTGCATAGTTTCACCGCGTCAACACCCGCGTCGTGTGCCGCTTTCAGTAGCCGCGTGGCCGTGTAGGCATCGCCATTGTGGTTCTGCCCAATCTCAGCCACCACAAAGCACGGGTGCCCGTCGCCGATGGCTCGGTTCGGTGTAATTTCTAGCTGCATACAAGCTCCTATACGTTGCTTACTATTGTGATTGTCGGAGTAATATTTACGCCAGCATTCAAGACGTAGGAAAAAACTCCCTTTTGTTTCACTCCATCTAAAAATATATTGTTTCCTTCGATAACCAGTCTATTTACCGCAACTGAAACATGCTCGACTTTGTGAACTTTCGTAACTAGGTTCACTGTCACTTCGCTTAGTTTAGCCATGAATCAGCTCCTCTTCGATTCGCAAAAGGTCCGCCTCGGTATCGACTGCGTAGCTCTGACCGTCGTACCACTCAGGCATCGGCATGAGCCGGCATGAGAAACGATCAGGATGCTGGTAAATGTATTGCGTCACATGCTCACGTTCCGGCGCTGTTGCATAAAGTACATAGTCAGCACGTCGCAACGCACCCGCCTTGACAACCTCACAGATGAGGCCGGTTGGCTTGAGCACCGCCGCCGAGCCATCAATGCCATAACCCGTGTAGTCGGCCCCACACTCCACCGCCTCCGTAATCAGTTCGTCGGCCGCCATTGCGTCAAGTAATGGAGAATCACCGCACACGCGGACAATCAGGTCGCTATCTAATAACTGCTCGCTCTCCATGCACGCGACAAACCGGCCAAGTACGTTCTCTTCACGGTTGCGGTAGCCGATAAACCACGGCGCAAATATCCCTTCACAGTGGGCGGCAATCGCGCCGCCGCCGTGCATGGCAGTTGCAACGATAAGCCGATCCACGGATCGCATCTCCCGCACCCGATCGACGACGTGAGCGAGTACGCTCTTTCCGGCCACCGTCCTGAGTGCCTTGCCGGGGAGCCGCGTACTATTCAGCCTTGATTGAATGATTGCAGTTATCACCTACCACTCCACTGTGAGAACTTCCGCCGTCGCCTCTTGCGGGGCTACCATCGCTCGCCCGAGGCCCATAATCAAAGCGACCACGCCGTCAATCTTTTCGCCGCTCGTCTTCTTGTCGGGTTTGACGTTTCCGGCCGGATCGGTTTTGCCGGATGCGTTCGACGCCATCCACCGCAACACCGGGTGGCCACCATGCCGCAACCTACCGTCCAATAACAACCGAAGCAGGAACTTGGTTGGCTCGTTCATACTGAGCATTCCCTGCCGAAACTCCACCATTTGAAACCCGTCCTCCTCGCCCAGTTCCGTGGCTAAGTGCGTGGCGTTGTAGGGGTCGTAGGGTATCTCTTGGATGTCATACTCCTTGCCGAGTTCGTTGATTCGCTTACGGATCGCTCGATAGTCGATGCTGTTGTCGGCGGTCAGTTCAATCAGTCCAGCCCTTGCCCATTCCGTGTAGGAGGCCCGGTGTAGCCGCTCACGTTTCTCGGCTCCGTCGCGCGGACACCAAAAGAACGGCAGGCAATGATAGAGCCCACTGTCGTCCTCCGGCGGAAACGTGAGCACCAACGCCGCAAGGTCGTTTACCGTGGCAAGGTCCAGCCCCGCATAACACCGCCGGCCACGCAGTATCTCGGCGTCGAAGGCTTCGCCGCAATCGTCCCACTGGTCCATAGGAATCATGCGGTCGCATTGTTCCGTTCTGATGTTCAGGTGGAGCCGCTTGAAAAGGTTCTCCAGTGCCGGGTTATCTTTGGCTCGCTTGCACTCATCCACAAGGTACTCTTCCGACACAGAGACGCCAAGGTTGGGATTTGCTTTAGCCCATGTGTCGCGGATCGTCCAGTCGTCCTCCTTGCTCGCCTCGTAAACGACGGGCAAGAACCGAACGTCATCCACCGTACCGTCTCGCACGCTGCAAGCGTAGCCGTGCATCTCGTTGCAAATCGACCCTTCCCGCTCGTAGTCGCTCGTGGTGGCGTACACCATGAGCGGTTGCGGTTTGTTGGCCGACGCCATCGACGTGCGGAGTGTGTCCACGAGGTCGCGCCCCGGCTGTTCGTGCAACTCGTCCACGACTGCCACGTTCAGGTTCTTGCCGTGCTTTCCGACCGATACGTCGCCCGATATGATCTTAAGGAATGACGTGTCGGTATTTCTGACAATGGATTGTGACTGTCCGCCCGGTGCGTTGCCTCCGAATACGCGGCACATGGCATCGAGCGTCGGCTCCTGCTCGACCATCCCGCGGCAGTGACGAAACAGTAGACTCGCTTGCTCGCGGGTCGACGCCGCAATGTAGTTTTGCTGGCCCTTCTCTGGGTCGCAGAACAAACAATACAAGCCGATCCCAGCACATAGCGGCGTCTTGCCGTTCTTTCTCGGTACGAATATGAGCGACTGCCGATAGCGTCTGACCTCGCGGCCCTTGTCGTCTCGCCACTTCCAGCCAAACAGGTTGGCGACAATCGCCTTTTGCCACGGCTCCAGCACAAACGGCTCGCCGGCTAATGATCCCTCGATGTGCTGTAGGCACTCGGGAAAGAAATCAATCGCAAGCTGTGCGGAGTCAGCATCGAACCAGCAACCCTTCGACGCCGTGGCGAACGGGTCGTAGCCGGGTATCAGCCGCGCCGTTCGCTGGAGGTCCATGTTGATGGTTGCTGTTGCTGTCAAGTTACTCCCTCTATCCTCGGCTCTAGCCCGCAGTCCTTCGCCCGCTGTAGTATCACCGCCACATAGGCGGGGCTGATCTCCATTCCATAGCAGATGCGGGAAAGCTGCTCGGCTGCTATTAGCGTCGTGCCCGATCCAAGGAAAGGGTCGAAAATCGTTTCATCAGGCCGTGAGCCGTCCCGCACGGCTGTTGCCCACAAGGAAATGGGCTTCATCGTTGGGTGTTCACGGCTCGCTTTTGGCCGGTCGTGTTGCCATAGTGTCGTCCGCGTGCGGTCGCTGTTTTTGTGTCGGTTGCCCGGCACCCACCCAAATAGAATTGGCTCGTGCTGGTAATGATATTCACTGTGCCCGAGGACCATGCTATCTTTCGCCCACACCATGATCTGCCGAAGAATACCTCGGCGATTCCAGTCTGCTGCAAAGAGGAGATGCAACGGTCCCGGCGAGACCGTTGCATACCAATAGGCACCCGGTCGGCAGTTTGCCTCAGCGAGATCAAAGGCTGCCGCGATGAGTTTGGCGAGATCACCCTCGTTCAAATCGTCACCTTCGATCTCCAGGGCATCCTTGGTCTTGCCGACATAAGCTACCCCGTAAGGAGGATCACTGAGAACCATATCCGCTTTCGCCTCTCCCATCAGCCGCCCCACGTCCTCCTTGCTTGTCGAATCCCCGCACATCACACGATGAACACCCGCCTGGCCGGGTATCTCCCACACCTGCCCGGCCTCGGTGCCCCACTCCTTTTGCAGTTCCGCCGCCCGGTCGATCTGCGGCTCGGCGTCGGCAGCCGGGATTTCCTCCCCACCCATCCCATGTTCGGCTGCCATCTCGTCGAGCATCGCCTGCACGCCCTCATTATCCGTTTGGATTTCCGCAAGCAGGCTTTCCAACGCCGACTCATTCGCCTCGGCCATTGCCGCCAGCGGATCCAAAACCGTCATCAGCTTCAGGGCTTCGTCCTGATCGAGGTCCAGAACCAGCACGGGCACAATCTGATCCGGGTCCAGCTCCTGCCGTGCGTGCCCGTCGATAAGCTCCAACGTGCCACACGGTAGCTCCCTGGCCAACAGGGCATCGGCATAGCCTATCTCGGCAATGATGCCACGTAGGGCGTCCACCTGGGCCTGCGGGTGCGTTCGCCAGTTGCGGGGGTTTGGTGTCAGGTCGCCAGCCCGGACGCGACGCAGCTCCTTGATTCTGTCTCTGATTTTCATTTACCCTGCCACCTTTGCGAAGAATCGACCCTTGCCGGCCGTGTCTGGCGCCGCCGGTATGTCCACTTCAATCCGAGTCCGGGCCGACGGCGTCAATCCGAACTCCTGCTCCAGTCGCAACAACACAACGCTCATCTGGTTCAGCACCGCAACCTGGGGCCACGGCATGAAACATCGCAACTCCCCGTTCTTGTCTTTCAGCGGATACGTCTCACCGTGCTTGTCCACGAACACCGCAGCTTGCCGCCACCGAACAAACCCGTGGCAATACCTCGCCAGTGCGTTCGCGTCAGGGAGTCGGCCTACCCCCATGTCCGCTAACTGCTCACTGATCTGCCTCCATACTTCCTGCGCCGAATCATTCAGCCAGGCCGGCGGATCGCCCATTACACCGGTCGCTTGCGGTTCTGCCGCCCGCGTTTTAGCGAGCCAGGATCCGCGAGCTTCCAAAATTGCCGTCGGCGTTGGTGCCGGTCCACGCCTCATGGGGTATCCCCCTATATCAAAACCCTTGAAAAAATGTGCAACTC